CTCGGGATTCTGCAGGCGCATGAAATCCTCAGACCGATGGAAGCCACGCGAGGCGTGCCATTCGTCGATTGTCTGGGCAGGGTTGCGAAAATCGGCTTGACCCGGCGTACCGCGATACAAAGTGTCGCCGTTCGGGCTATCCGCGCAATGGATGACGATGAGGTTTGTTGGTCGCATGCCCGCATGTTCGCGCGCGCGCGAAAGCGGGATAAGGCGGAAGCGCTTCCGCTAAAAGCAAAAACCCCGCTCTGGGCGGGGCTTGTTTGGGTATTTAGGCTTCGTCTTCCTCGCGGCGCCGGTGGGCCTTGGCCTCTTGGAGCGCGGCGTATTGATCCCACGCGGCGGCAATATCTTTCGGAAGCGTTCCATCCTTCCGTCTTTTCGAGGCCTCTTCAACCGTCAGCCCAATACTCTCTAAAAGTCGGATAAGTTCGTATTCCGGAACAAACGACCGACTGAACGGGACGTTAAACTGGTCTAAATCATCAATCATTTTGCTGTCATCCTAACCATTCCCGCCTTCTCATCGAACCACACCGAGAAAGGCCCTCGTTTTCCGAAACTGACCACCGCCGGTTCAAGTTCTCCGCTCACGGCATCCTCCAGCACCGCCTGAGCAAGGCTGCCAGTATTACCGCGAATGCGCTCGGTTTTGAGGTGGCGATCACCGTAGAAGGTCATGATCTTGATGAATTCGCAAGGCTTCTCGCACTCCATGGCGGTATAGACGTTGCCCTCCTGGACAAACACCTGGTGCGTATCACCCTGCTGGCCAGCGTAGCGAAACATCACGATCTGCGGCGCAACCTGGCCCTTGGTATGCGCCTCGGCACTGATCGCGGATTCGTAGCCGTACTGGCCTTTTTCGCGCAGGACATAGTTGTGACTGATCACCGGCTCAGGCGCCTTGACGGTCGGCGCTGTAGCTTTGTCTGGAACGTTGTCGCTACAAGCGGAAAGCATTGCAGCGACAGCAACGGCACATAGGTAAAGTTTCATTATGGTTTTCTCCCTTTCCATCATCCTAAAACAGCGCAACTTGCCTGTCATCCTCTTCCGGACCGAGGATGTTGCGGATGTGCCGCTCGGTCAGCCCGTGCTTGATGGCCAGACGGGCATGCGTCGCCCCGTTCGCGCGCTCGGCGCGGATCTGCTTGTCGCGGGCAGCCTTGACGGCGATCTCTCCCTTGGGCAGGTCGAAGTGCTCCTGGCTGCCGTAGGCTTCCATGAGCTTGACCGTGGCCTCGTGGCCGATGATCTTGACCAGCGGGTGGTCGGGATCGAAGCGCTTCGGCACATAGAGCCGAATGCCGCCATACGAGCGCACCAGGGCGAGCGTCTTCTGCAGGCCGATCAGCCCGGCGATCTCCTGCAGGATGCCTGGCAGGTAACGCGCCTCGATGTCGACAGTTTCGCTCACGATCCGTTCACCTTCTGCTGGCGCTTGACCAGGGCGGTGATGACCGCCTGCTTGCCGGCCGTGTCGGCCCACTCGATGCGATCCTTGCCGGTCAGCTTCTTGACCATCGTCGGCCCGAACTTCGAGCGATGGATATACGCCCAGGGCAGCTTCATGTCAGCGAGCAGCGCCTCGATCTTCTGCAGCTGCGGATCGGTAGCCACCGACTTCGGCTTCCCGTCGTATTCCTGGTAGCCGGCGGCCTTGTTGAGGTGGTCGAGGACGCGATTGACCTCGTCGTAGCTCATCGCGGTCAGGCTGTCTTTGCCCGTGATCTGCAGCTGCAGGCGCTTGCGCTCGGTATCGTCGATGCCGGCCGATCGGCACGCCGCATGGATGGCCTTGATGCGCGCGGCCTTGCGCAGGCCGACGCTGCTCACAGGTCGCTCCCCGGCGGCGTCATCACCGCAAAGAACGCCTCGAAATAGCCATCGACCGCAGCCACAAAGACATGCACCGGCCACCAGGCCAGCGTCAGGTTGCGCGGCGCACGCAAGGGGAAGGCTGCGCGCTTGGCGGCCAGATTGAGTTGATCCCAGGCAGTTTGGGTCATGGCAGTTTCACTCCAGGAATGCCAGCAAGGACTTCGTGTTCGTAACACCACCAATACGGCGGGCAAGGTTCGCGACCGGTCTGCTCGCAGCGGATCAGGCCATGCCGCGCTTCGTACATGCGCCCGACGAAGCCGTTATCGACACCCAGCTCCGGGCCGTAGCCGATCAGGACGGTGGCCAGGATGTCCGGCGGCGGCGAGGTGTGGGGTTTCCAGTCGAGCATCAGGCTGCAGCCTCGTCGTGCAGGATCTCGATGGAATCGCAAACCTTGACCAGGTGGTTGATCGCCGTCTTGCCGGATGCCCAGCTCACGTCAAACATCACCAGTTTTTTCGAGTACCAGGGATCTTTCGCAACCGCTCGCTTGCCCATAATCTTTTCCATCTTGGCTTTTTGGGATGGCTTGGCGAGCGGACGTTCGCGACGATTGAGGAATTTTTGCTCAGGATGGTTTTCCGTCCCGCTGAACCACACGCCTTTCCACTCGCCATTCACGTAAGTGACAACGCGGTAAGCGAGCTGGCTGCTCCGTTCGACCCGCAGGGTAATCCTGTAGCCATCACACATCAGCTCGACACGGCCATAGGGATGGCCCAGCTTCTCGATCAACTCGGCCTTCTGTTCCTTGGTCAATTTCATCTCAATCTCCGTTAAAACCATCTCAAGAAGCCCGCGATTAACGGGCTTGAAGCGAGGGTTTCGGGTTAGCCGGCGACGGCGTCCTTGAGGGCCTTGGCCGCAGAGAAGTGCGGCACCTTCTTGGCCGGGATCTCGATAGCCTCGCCGGTCTTCGGATTGCGGCCGGTGCGGGCGGCACGATCGGTCACGCTCAGCGTGCCGAGGCCGGGGAGCGGAGCATCGCCGCCTTCGGCCAGCGAGGCCTTGATGACATCGCCCGCCGTCTTGAGCACGGCTTCGACATCTTTCTTGCTGACGCCCGTGGTCTGGGCGGTTTTGAGGATCAGTTCGGATTGGTTCATTGCGTTGCTTTCCTTTTCAAGGAGGTTGGTAAAAAAGGTGATTCGACGGTGTTTCATAAGGTCATTTCGGTAAAAGGCTGTGGGCGCGGGCGGTGCCCCAATAGGCGCCGTTGCCGGTGGCCAGCACCCCGTGCTGCACCAGGCAGTCCAGCTGCGCCTGGCACAAGGGCGCGCCGGAGCGGTATTGCTTGAGCAGCACCTTGAGGGCCTCGGTTGTGGGGATAAGCTGGCCGGAGTTCATTCGACCATCTCCGTGATTCGCATCTGCAGGATGTCCTCGGCCTTCTCGATCCACGGATCGAGGGCAGCGCGATCGATACGGCCATCCATGCAGTCGGTGTGCAACTCGATGGAGGCCAGCAGATTGATCAGGCAATTGCGCAGGTCATCCTGATGCGTCTCATCGACGGTGGCGTTGTCAATCAACATGCCGTCACCTCCCCGCCCAATGCTTTGATCAGCGCCGGCAGAAAACGCCCCAGCTCGCCGGTCATCAGCGCGAAGTCGGCGTCGAACTGGTCGTCGGCCGTCTCGGCGTCCTGTGCGGCTTCTTCCCTGAGCAGGTCGAGGAAGGCCAGGCGCTTGATGGTCAGCTTTTCGTCGAGCACGAACGAGATCCGGTCGTCCCAGGTCAGCGCCAGGCTGGTCGGCATCTTGCCGCTGGCCAGGTGGGCCTTGATCTCACCGCCGATCTCTTCGTCGGCATCGAGCGGGCAGCGCTTGTAGCTGACCTGGGACTTTTCCTCGCCGCCCGCCTTCAGGTTGCAGTCGCGGTCGATGGTAAAGCCGTCTGGCGCTTCGCCACCAGCCAGCCAGTCGGCCATGGCGGTCATTGGCGAAAGCTGGGTGTGCAGCTTTGTCAGCGGGAAGTTGTCGAGGCAATGGCGCAGATGCTCGATGACCTGTTCAGCCTTGCCCGGCGTGCCGGCATCGACGCAGAACCAGCCGGCTTTCGGGTCGATCCAGGCATGGGTGGCGCGGCGCTCGGGGAAGGCACGCGGCATGAGTTCGCTGGTCACCTTTTCTCGCAGTTCCCTGAGTTGCTTGCGACCGGGGCCGAAGCCTTGGATTTCTTCGAGCTTTTCGGCCTGGGCGCGGGTTTCGGCGTTGATGACCGAGGACGGCAGCAGGCGCGTTTCGACATCGAGGCGGATCATCCAGGCGCCGTTCATGGCGTGCAGCAGCTCGCCGTCTTTGCGCGGGGCCGACCAGCCACGGGACTGCGGCTGACTGCTGGGGCAGCTGAAGAACGGGCCACGGGCGAGCTGTTCGCGCAGCTGCTCGGCGGTGATCGCCCAGGGGGTGGGCAGGCGGTAGAGCTGGAGGTTATGGAACCACATCACGAAACCCTCCTATCTTCAATGGAAATAACGCCATCAGAACCGCGGCCAGAACGCACTTGGCTGGCATTAACTGTCTTGAATTCAGCGGTCGGTTGATCCTTGATCGTGTAGGCATAGTCGCGGCCGGTAAAATCACAGCTGACCTTGACTGAACGCTGCAAGATATCGATAAGCTTCATTCCATCCGACGTGGGAAGCATCAAATCAAGCGAATAGCCAATACTGACCACGCACATTGGTACGGCCTTTTTAGGCGCAGCCATCACGCCACCTCGCTCGTCTTGGTCTTCGCCTTGCCCTTCTTCTTCGGGGCTTCGTCCTCGCCCTGGCGCTTGGCGGCGTCGGCGATGATGGCCTTGACCATCTTCTCAACGTCGCTGTCGGTGAAGCCGATGAACGACAGGTCGACGCCGGGGATGCGCCGGATGCCAAGCTGGCGCCGGGCGTTGTGGTCGAGTTCTTCCAGCGCGGCGACGTTGAGCGTTTCCTCGGTGCGGATCAGAACGGGCGCCATGTCGGCGAACTGCTGCAGGGCACGGATGCGGGCAATCACGTTGGCCTCATCGTCCCAGTCGAGCGTGTCCTCGGCCTTGCGGAAGCCGCACTTGACGCCGTCCTGGGTGATGCTGCGCGGCCGGATGAACAGTTGCGGCGAGGCCTCGACCAGGCGCTGCAGCTCGGCCTTGGCCGCTGCTTCCTCCTCGGCCGCCGCATCGATGCCGACGCGGTGCTCGGCGTAGATCGGCGTAATCGCTTCGGAGAGTGCGGATTCCAGCGTTGTAGCGCGGCTGACGCATTCGCGGTGGGCTTCTGCCAACCGTTGGGCCGCGGCGCGAATTTCGGTGATTGTGGTTGCCATGGTGTCTCCTAAAGTTGGCAGTAAGTGATGAGGGATATACGGCGCGACAGGGCGCCATCGGGAGCGACAAGGGCCTTGCCGGCTTCGGTCAGCGCCAGGCATTCGTCTTTTTTGCCAATGCTCGGTGCCGTGAGATAGCCGCGCTGTGCCAGGCGCCAGGCGGCGTCGTTCATGTAACGCCCGAAGCGCTCGGCGACTTGCTCGCTGGTCATGCGCCCGGCGCGCAGCGCCAGCATCAGACGGTGGGCCGAGCTGCCCGGCACGATGCCGCCGATCGCCCGGGGCGTATCGGATCTCGGGCGGCCCATTACGCGGCCTCCTGAAACAGGCCCGTGAAGCGGCACAGCTTGGTGAACACGGCCTTGTTGAGCGAAACGGTCATTTCGCCGCAGTAGATGTCCAGCCCGCCGGAACTGAAGATGGCGAACTCGACGTCGTCGGGATTTTCGAGGTGGAGGTCTTCGACGACGGCCGGCACCGATTCGCCGGCAAGCTGCTCGCCGGCACACTGCACCAGCTCGGTGAGCGCCTGGGCAACTTCCTGCGTCGTGGTGGCCACCACCTCCAGTTCGCCACCGGGCAGGATGTCGCCGGCCTTCATTTCAGGCTGGGCACACTCTGCAAGCATGTCGATGAAATAGGCCCAGTCACCGCCGATTTTCTGGCGATCGACCTTCATGCCTGCATATAGACCAGCGAGTACTGCGCGGGTACTTTCTTCGGAGCAACCGATGGCCTGGGCGACGGCAGAGGGGACTGCCCCCGTTCCGAGCGGCTGTTTATCCAGGAAGGCCAATACCGCTTCGTGATTGGCATGCGTCGCCTTGCCAGCCTTGGTTTCTACGACCGTGCGTGCCGGTTCTTTCTCGGCGCCAGTGGCCACCCAGGTGCCAAGGTTCGGATTGCTGATAGCGCCATCCTTCTTGAGCATGACGAGATGGCTAGTGATGGCGTTTTCATGCACCAGGTGCTCAAACTTGGCGGCCAAATCCGATTTGCTGATGCCGGCGGCGCCGGCTTCCTTGATGACGGCCAGCACTTGCTGACGGGTAACAACGGTTTTACGGGACATTTCAATCTCCGGTTTGTAGTTGGCCGGCAGGACAACACCCGGTGCGGCCAGTGGATTGCGAAAGGGGCAGGCGGCGCGGCCGGCTTCGGTAAGGCGGAAATAGCTGTCGTCTTGCGTGATGAGGCCTTCCTTGATCAGCCAGCGCGAAGGGCCTTGGCCGTTGCGGGCAGCAAGTTCGCTATTGGTCATCGGCCCGGCGCGCAAGGCCAGCAAGGTGCGTCCCTCCACGTTGTCGACAGTGATCGGTTTCATCGGGCAGCCTTTACCCACGCCAGATGCCAGCTGTAACGCGGGCTGCGATAGAACTTGACCGCGAGGCCAAGGCGCTGAAGGGTTTTCATGCTTCTACCTCCTGCCAGCGGATGGTGCAGCCGTGGCGCTGGGCCAGCCAGGTATCGACAATCAACGTGTTCTCGCGGCGGCGACCACCAAAGGCGCAGTCTTCGCCGAACAGCTGGTGCAGCGAATCCGAGGCGGATACGGTGATCATCGGCTGGTCGGTACCGCGATTCATATCGACAGAAATCACGGAAACGCCCGCGGCGATCAGCCAGTGAAGGCAGCGCTTGAGGTTGTCGATATGGGCATCGATTTCGGCCAAGGCAACCGCACGGGCGGTTTCCAGGCCGTCTCCCTTGCACAGACGCGGCAAGGTTTGCGTTACGACATGCATCATGATGCGGCTCCTTCCTGGGTGGGTTTGTGTGGGCAGGTCTGGCAGGTCTTCCAGATCCGCATGGATAGCGGGTTGTGCATGGGTGCCTTGCCGATTCCCAAACGATGGCATTCGGATCTGGGCTGCGGCTGGTTGGTAGCCGGGCATTCCGGAATGATGTGAAAGCGATCGATGATCCGATCGGCCAATTTCTCCGACATGGCCAGCGAGTCGTTCGGCGACAGCACGCGCGAAATCAAGGTGCGGCCATAGCCCAGGCGCACGGCCACGGCGGCTTTTCCTTTCTTGCCAGCGGCCGCCACTGCGTCCGTTAAAAGCTGTAGGGCGAGGGCGTTCTTATCGGCCATGGATAGCGTCCTCATCGGATACGGGCGGCGCCCAGACGACCTTGTCTTCGTTCGGGTCATAGACCACCTTGGCGCGGCAGACCATCGGCGGCCGCGGGCCGGTGTTGCGGCCGGGCTTCAAGCGGTAACGCGCCTGGATGCCCGCGCCCTTGAAGCCCAGCCCCCGGCCTTCCTTGGTGCAGTTCAAGTAACCGGCCTGATTGAGCATCAGCAGGTAATGCTGGGCGGCCACCTCAGAAACCGGGATGGTCGGCGTGCTGGCATGCGCCGCCAGTTCGCGTCCGCAGGTATCGCCGGAGAGCAGGCGCAGCGTCCGCCACATCTGTTCCTGGGCGAGGCCTTGCGTGACGCGGGTGCCGTCCTTGCGAACGCGAGGGGCTTCGATGCCTTCGTCCCGGTCGAGAAAGTACAGGCGCTCTTTACCCCTGCCTTCATGTGCATTGATGACGTGCACGATCTTCGCCGCGAGCAGGCAATTTAAGTAGTCACGAACGGCGTCAGTCTCGACCTTGATTTCACGGGAAATACCGGCAGCAGAGAAGATTTTGTCCTCTTCACCCATGGCGCGGATGTGTTCCCATATTTGCTGGCGCGGACCCTTGCCGCCGACGTATTCGGTGATGGGCTTACGCGACATGAGAGACCTCCGGTGTCACGGTCAGGCGCAGGACCATCTTCCGGCCGGATTCGGTCAGCTGGTTTTGATGATCGACCAGGCCATTGCGGCGCAAGGACGCCATGGTGCCTGAGTGGCCGCCGTAGCAGAGTCCATAGCCAGCAGAACGCCTGCCGTCCAGGTTAAGCAGCACTTGGCGGCCGGCTTGGGATGGGAGCTTCTCAGCCATCACAAACCCTCCCTCAGCGCTTGTTGAACGGCCTTGATCACGCGCACGAGGTACTTGCGGCGATGTTCGGCGCGGCTCAAGCTGGCAGCGCATCCCAGATTTCCGGCGAGGTACTCGGCGTCGCAGCTGGTGAAAAACTGCGCGATGTTCTCCTTTCCCATGGCCCCCCAATAGCCGACCCAAGCTGCGTCGTAGCAGCTGATCGTGATGCGGCCCTTGCCGGGCTCGTAGTCCTCGACATAGACCCGGATCGGATCAAGACTCGGAGCTTCGGTGATTTCGAGACGGGTGATCGTGGATTGCTTGATGATCATCACACACCCCTCCGCGGAGCCTCGCCGGTGTAGATCTGGCGGTCGCCCCAGGTGGTCCGGGAAACGGCATCCCAGCCTTCGACGGCGGCCGCGTCGTACACAGCGGCGAGATTGACGGAGACACGGCGCACGCTGCCGCCAGACAGCTTGACCAGGTGGTCGAGCAGGTCGGTGGCGACATGTATGTTCGGGCAATAGATCGGGGCCAGTTCGGCCGCGTCGGCCAGGCTGACCGGCTGCGCGGGTATCCAGCTCAGAATGCGGCTGTGGAAGCGTTCCCACTTCTTGAGCTTCTGCGGAAGCATTTCCTCACCGAGTAGCAGCAGGGTCGCCTGGCTGCCTTCGTAAATGTCGCGCACAAGCTCGATGAGGCCGTCGGTGCGGCCGCAGTAGTCGAACTCGTCGATCATCAGCATGCGGCCGCTGGTGGCCAGCTGCTCGCACACCTGGTCAAGCATCTGCGGAATGGTGCCGTGCGGCTTGGCGCCCATTTCGAGCAGGATCTTCTCAAGCAGCGCTTTGCGTCCCCAGGCGCTGCGCATCTGCACGAAGTAGGCGCGGTTTTCGTTGGCGATCGCCAGCGCCGCGGTCGTCTTGCCGTAGCCGGCCGGGCCATACAGCACGGCCATGCCGGGAAGGCCAGCGGTCCGGCTGGATAGCCGCTCTGCCGCTGTTCGCACAAGCTCCAGATTGTGAATTTGGGCAATTTGTGTCATTTTGTAGCCTCGTTTGAAAGAAACCTTCAGGCCGCCCGGTTAAGCCCGGCGGCCGTTTTTTTGACGTGCGCCTTGTACTGCGCGCTGTTCGGATAACTGCGATGCCAGCGGGCATCGGCTTCGGAAAGGGTTTTGCCGGCCTGCAGCTGGGCGTCGAATGCCTGCCATTCGGCAAAGTTGTCAGCGGCTGATCGCTCTGAGCGCGGCACCTGGCGGACGATTTCGGCGGCGCGTTGCTTGCGCCCCTCAGTTTGCGATTTGGTGCAAACTGGCGGTGTCGGCAAACTCGGCTTAATGGTTTCGTGGTCGATCACCTTGCCGCCGATAACCACCTGGCTGGTGCCGACCGCGTTAATAGCCGGGCCGCCATGCAGTTCTTCCAGGATCTCTTCGCGCTTGGCGTCGAGGCGTCCGAGTCGGCCTGTAGCGCGCTTCTGGCGAGCCTGTTCCACCACGGCGACCGGCATGTAGTGCTTGCTGTTGCCATTGATCTGTGCTTCGCAGAGCAGACGGCCGCCGGGCATATAGACCCAGATCCGGCTGGGGTCGTGGATGTCGTAGGCGATATGGACTTCCAGACCGTGGAACTCTTCCAGCTCGCGGGCAAAATAGATGTTGTTGAACAGCCGGATTTCGGCGCGGGCCAGCGTGCGGGTCACGCGCGGCCGGAACAGCGTCGCCATCTCGTCGGCGGTCATCATGTGCGCCGCCCAGCCCTTGGCCGAGAAAGAGCGCCAGGCCAGATCGGGCGATACGCCGCCCAGGCTGCGGTGCGGCCGGGCGTTGTAGTCGGCGATGCGCTGTTCGCACCAGGATACAAACAGATCCCACGGCATGAGCGGCATGGCGCCGCCCTGTTTTAACGCCTTGCGCGTTAATTTGAACTGCTGCAGGCGGGCTTCGCGATCCATCGCCGCGCCCATATAGCTGGGCAGCTGCTTGGCGCCATCGACCCACAGCGTCTGGTGCAGGCGCTCGATAACGCCGCGGGCCTGTGAGTTGTAGGGCAGCGAGTGCATCATCGTGGCGCCGATGCGGCCGACGACGCCGGTGGCGACATTGGTTTGAAAGTCTGTGTAGATGCGGTTGGCCTGGCCGGCTATGTAGGCGTTGCGGTAACCAGAACCGTTGTCGACATAGATAATGGCCGGGATGCCGTTGTTTTCGACGCTGTTGCGCAGGGCATCGGCGACAGCCGTGCTGGATTCAGCAAGATCGACCGACCAGCCCACCGCGCGACGGGTGGCAATATCGACGAAGGTGGTAATTTCCGGCCGAAATGGGCGACCGTGGAAGGGATTCTGCACTTCGGCGTCAAAGGTGTGGCCGTCTGCACTCCAGATGTCATTGGGTTCAAGCATGCTGAAATCACGGCGCACGAAGGGCTGGATGTTCTTCAGCTCGCGTGGCCCCATGCGGCCGCGTTCGCGGGTCACCGTGCCGAGCTTGTCGAGGAAGCGGCGCACCTGGTGCACGCTCGGCCGATCGGCGGCCGATGTGATGTCGCAAAATTGGCGGTAGGCCGATTCGACCGAGGGCTTCTGCGGCTGCTGATAGAGGGATAGAAACGTCTTGGCCCAGTCGGGAACGACCATGTCGCGGTGCGTTTGCTTCGGCGCGAGATCCTGGGCGGATAGCCAGCGCTTGAGGGTGCGAATGGATGGGAATCCATCACCCGTGCGGCCGCGGCTATCGAGCGACAGTCGCAGCATGTTGGTCGTCACGCCATCGAGCAGGCCCGTCCGTGCATTATTGAGTAGCGTATGCATCGCCGACTCCTGGCTGCAGCCGCTGTCGAGCATCGTCCGGCGAATTGCCGTCTTGACGCCCAGGCGGGCATCGCGTTCCAGCCGCTGCTTGTCGGTGAGCGAGGTTTCCGGGGCGATTACCGCGATCGGAGCCGCGATTTCCTTGGCAATGGCGGGCAAAACAGCATGAATTGACTGTTTTTTCATGGCGTCGCGGACATCATCCGGGACCGCCGAAAACACCCGTTTTTTGCCGCCGCGGCCGGTTATTTCCTCAAAACGCCAGGCTTCGCGCGTGGCGCGCTGCGCTACAGCCTGTTTGCTGACGCCCATGGCGGCAGCGATATCGTTGATGGTGATGGCGCTCACGCCGGCACCTCGAACAGGTCAAGTTCGGGCGAGGCGGCGCGTTCGACGTTGGCTTTGTGCCAGGCGACTTGCCCCATGAGCGACTGCAGGCTGGTGACTGTTTCGTCCTGGTTGGAGTCGCCCTTGTAAAACAGGATCAACAGGGCGATCGACTCGGCAAAACTCTGCTGCAGGTCCATAAGATCACTGGCATTGACCTTGCGGCCACGCGGCATTTCAACGGCCAGAAGATGAGCCTGGGCACAGAGGTACTGCGTCATGAAAGTGGCGCCGCATGCGTATTCGAAGGGGCCGATCATGTTGGCCGGGATGCGGTTTTCGGCCAGCCACTTATAGAGCGTGTCGATCTTGACGCCCATCAGGTCGGCGATGCGCTTCGGGCTACGGTTGAATTTCTTGAGTGCGTAATCAAGGCACTGCTGCTGGCCGTCGGAGAGGCTGGACGGTATGCGCGCCCTGGATTTACGAAGGGAGTGGCTCATTTTGATGCGCTCCAAAATGCAGCTTCCAATTGAATTGATAGCGTCAGCAGTCGGTTGGTGAGAGCCTGTTTGCACGAACTCGACAAGGAACCGGCAATGGACGATCTAGGACGATTGGAAGACAAGGGGATGGCCATGGAATTTGCTTTCATGTGCCTGGCAAAAGCACTGCACGAGCGGGGAGTACTCCCGCTCCCTGTGCTGGCTGAGCATCTGCAGCTGGCTGCGGATCAGATGATGGATTCCGGCGGTCTAGGGCCGGTTGCCGAACAGGTGACCGCGCTGCGCGGGACGCTTGTGCAGCTGCAATGACTGAGTGGGGGAAATACGCCATGACTGCGCCTCGATCAGGCGGCTTGACGAAGATCTGTGCCGGCTTTCCGCTCCCGCATCTCGCGGGTAACATGGAGGGCTCGGGATTCGCCCAGTTTGCGAGTGCCGTCCTCATTGAAACGGCTTGGCCAGATTTCCCTGGGCTCTTTTCCCAGGGCGTTTGCAATCCGCTGTTCGCCCTTCGGGAAGCTGCGAACCATGGCGACGGACAGGCCGGACGAGTCCTTGAGACCATGCTCGAAAGCGAGCTTGGACAAGGTGTATCCGTTCTTTCTCAAAGCCGCCACGATGTCGGCTGGGTGCCAGTCTTTTAGACCGGCTTTTTTTGCATTGGCTTGTTGCATGGTTTTGGCCCCGTGCTTTGTTGCTGATGCGTGCAATGTAACGTGTTTAAACATGCGTAGTCAACATGTTTAAACACGTTGACACTTCGCTTGGGTAG